AATAAAAAACCTTTGTTAGAGTTTCAGTACAACGATAACGACACGGCGAGTTTTTCTATTTATCTGTCTGCTTTTTTGGGGGTAAATCCCCGGAGTATGCAGAACAAAATAGACAGGTACCAAAAAAATGGCAAAATACTTACGCTGGTTATCGGAGGAAAAAAGTACGGTAAAAAGTGGGTCATTACTTCCCACTCAAAAGAGTACGAGAGATTCGATAATAAAGGAAATCTGCTGATAGCCAAAAGCAACATTTCCCTGGAGGAATACGCAGAAAGGTAGGCAGGATATGAGTTACACGATAGACACAACAAAAAAGCAGCAGGTAAACTTGGCACCCGGCACGGTGTACGAGGAAGTCATACAAAATCTTTGGTTTTTATATTCGTCCATAGAGTACGACATACCGCTTGACCGGGCATTAGGATTAAACGCAGCCTACATAGATAAACCGCTGGAGACGGCAAAGGCTTTAATTACCACGGACTTATACGATAAGACCGAGGAATACGAGCCGAGGGCGGAAATTGTAAATATAGATTTTGACGTAGATTATGCAAGGGGCGTATTAAAGCCGATAGTGGAGGTAGAAGTAAATGGAGAATACGGAAACGAGGAAGATACCGAGTAATTTACCCGAGGTTGAGTTTGTGGATACCGACACGGAAGCGTTGGTAAATAAACTCATAGCAGGGTATGAGGAAATCACAGGGCGGACGCTTTACCCGGCGGACCCCGTAAGGGCGTTTATCCTTTGGCTTGCAAGCGTGATAGTACAGGAAAGGGTAGGGATAAATGAATCGGCAAAACAGAATTTACCAAGATACGCCGAGGGTGTTAATTTGGATTCACTTAGCGAGATATTCCACAACACATACAGGCTGGAGCCGACAGCAGCGAGTACAACGCTTGGATTCTATATTACAACCACTTTGACGGAAGATTATATTATTACGGACGAATTGGAAGTAACAGTAGACGGATATATCAATTTTATCACAACCGGGTATCTGATATTTAAGGCAGGCGAGAACTACGCCGAGGTATCGGCGGTATGTACGCAGTCAGGAACGGCAGGAAATGGCTTTTTGCCCGGACAGGTTGATAAATTGGTATCAGATGAATTTTTATATTTTAAAGAGGTATCAAACACAACCAAAACGGCGGGCGGAAGCGAAGAGGAAAGCGACACGGCATTATACAACCGCATGAGGGAAAGTGAGGAATCAAGAACAACCGCCGGACCCCGTGGAAGTTATGCCTATCACGCCAAGTCGGTATCATCACGAATTAGTGACGTATCCGCAGAAAGTCCAACGCCGGGCGTTGCAGACATAAGAATTATGCTATACAATGGGGAGTTGCCGGATAAAGAATTGATAGACAGAGTACAGGAGTATTTGAGTGCGGACGATATACGACCAATGACGGACAAAGTAACGGTAGCAGCACCTACAACGGTACAATTTGATATAAACATCAAATATTATATAGCCACAGATAAGGCAGCAAGCACCAAGGAAATCAAGCAGGCGGTGGAATTGGCGGTAGAAAATTATATATTATGGCAGACCTCTAAAATGGGGCGGGATATTAACCCGTCCTATTTTAATGCTATGCTTATGGAATCCGGCATAAAAAGGGCAGAAATTGCCGCCCCTGCATTTACGGAGATTGCCAAGGGAAGCGTTGCGGTTGTGAATAACTGCAATGTGGCTTTTGGGGGCGTGGAAGATGAATAAAATAAAAGAAGCTGATTTTTTAACCACGTTTCCGCCTGCATTAAGGCAAGATGAAAGTATGCTTGCCTTGGGTCGGTTGATTGCGGAGGAACTGCATATAACCGCCGAGGAAACAAGGAAAAATATCATATATGCCAATATTGAGGAACTAAGCGAAACATGGCTTGACGTATTAGCCTATGATTTGCACGTTGATTGGTACGACTACGATTACCCGATAGAAGCGAAAAGGGCAATTATCCGGGATAGCGTAAGGGTACATCAGAAATTAGGAACAAAGGCAGCGGTTGAAATGGCTTTAGGGGGCATCCACCCACAAAGCGAAATTGAGGAATGGTTTGATTATAAAGGCAAGCCGTTCCGTTTCCGTATCGTGCTTGACACAACAAAATCAAGGGTGGAAGCAGACTATGACGAGATTGTAAAGACAGTTGATATTTACAAACGCTTAACCGCACACTTGGACGGTCTGTATTATCAATGCTCTATGTGTGTGGCAGTAATGCCGCAAACGGAGTATTTTTTATTTTCTACACCAATGGCGGGACAGTTAAAGACAGGCACAGAGCCTTACAGAAATACGGTTGGAGCGGTAGCAAATGCCGTTATCAGCATAAACGCACAGGCAGCGGGATTTATGGCGGAGTTTGTGCGGACCGGCACAAAGCCGGACAGAAATATAGTGTTTGCCACGCAGGATAGCGATATTGTGACCGATTCGGACACACAGGGATATGATTATACGACAGGACAGACAGGAGAATACAGGGCAGGCACAAAGCCTTATACGGATACCGTGGGCGCTGCGGAAAACAAAACAGTAACCGCAACGGCAGCAGGACAGGCGTATACGTTTGATTCCGACCTTGCAGGCACAAAGCCGGACAGAAATATTTTATTTGAAACGGCGGACGTGGCAGCAGTTGGAGAAACAGAGGTTATAGCCTATGTATTTGAAAATACCTTTACAGGAACAACACCGAGAAGAAATACCATATTTGCATTGCAGGATATAGAAACAACGGCAGATACAGAAGCCGGGCAGTACGCCTTTAATGCGGATATGACAGGACGGACAAAGACAGGCACAGAGCCTTACCAAAATACGGAATCGGGGGTATCTGATAAAGGAATGACAACAACGGCAGATACCGAAAGTTACCAATATGAGGTTAAGCGTTGCGGTAGCAATCGGTTATAGGCAAATAAAAGCAAAGGAGATTAAAGAAATGCTGACAGAAAGAGCCTTTGAGAGTTTCAAGAAATTCATTGAAACAAACATTGCTTACGCCAAGGTCGAGTATAACGGTACTCTGCATAAGGCAAAGATTGAAAGCCGGGAACGTCTGAAAGACGGCAGGGTAGCGTTAAGCATTTCCATTACCCCGGAAGTATCGGGGCAAACAACGGTTACGAAAATACAGTTATATGATATTTCTAATCAGTTGTGGGCGGAAAAGACCGAAGCAATCAAATTAAAGGGCGTACAACGTGGCGTGTTGTATCGTTTCAGTTTCAATTTTAAGGAGGAATAGCAGAAAATGGGATTATTTAAGATTTGGAAAGACCATGTAACGCAGTATTCCAACCGTTATAAGGAAGTGCAGAACGCAGACGGGACCATTACCCACGAAGCCGTAGAGGGCGAAGTAATACAGGAGGGTACACCGCAGAACGCAAATAATTTTAACGATTTGGAAGAAAGGATATTAGCAAGTGGGGAGGTTGCCAACCTTGCATTTTTAAAGGTTGCAATGGCAGAAAGCAGGATTGCAGGACTTACAGGCGAGATTGTAGAAGCAACCTTAACCAATTCAAAAGAGTATCCTTTTAACAATTCCAAGAAAACCCTTGCACTCAAAACGCCAAGGGGCAACTTGGACTATACCATATTCGTGGAAGCGAGTACAGAGGACGCAGGCGGTATAGGCGAAATCAAGATAACCGATAAGCAGTTGAACGGTTTTAAGATTGAGTATACCGGGGCCGCCAAGACAGTATCCGTAAAATGTACCGTACAAGGAGGTTACGCATAATGGCAAACGTAATTATCAAGAGTGACGAAAGAAAGGCACAGACGGAGGCCGTATTAAAGGCTTACGGCGTGAGTGGGCCGGCAAGTGCCAATCAGAGGGAAGCAGCAGAACACATTGCGGTACGTTCACAGGAAGCATACAGACAGTTACAGAGAATGGGAGGTAAGAGATAATGGCAGCAGCAAAGATTATTGTAGTCGAGAAAAACGAGGGTGAGAAAATCGCTTACGAGGTATCGGGTTCTAAAATCTTTTTCGGAGATGATGAACTTATGGTAAACCTCAAAACAAGGGAGCGTGACGAAGAGGTAACGCTTGACATTTGCAAGGACACGCAGGACGGATTGACCGTTGGCGTAAATACTGAAGCAAGGGAGTATGTGGCACAGGTTACAATCCCTGCAAGGGAGTACGAAATTGTAGACACCGGGCAGGAGGACGAGGGCGGCAACCCGATTACGGAACGCAGGGCGTTACCGTTTGACATGAAAAAATGTACGCTTACATTGTGGGCGTTAATTTGATTTAAGGAGGATAAAAACAATGGCAAATTTTGACGATTTACAGGGTGCGGTTGCACAGTTTGGGGCAGGAAACAAAGTTATTTATGATGATATTGGTATGCCGTCCATTATGGTAGGCGTTCCGAAAATGACATACGCTGATATTATCACAGGAGGTACAGAAGAGGTATTACCGTTCTTTATCGTGGACGGAGAGGAAAAGGACGCTATATATGTATCCAAGTTTATCAATATCGTAGAGAATGACCGGGCGTATTCTTTAGGCATGAAGTTACCGAGAAACTACATCACATTCGACCAGGCCGTAGAAGCCTGCAAGAAAAAGGGCAATGGTTGGCATTTAAACCAAACAGGGGTTTTTGCCCTGCTTAATCTGTTATCGCAGAAAATGGGTACAGTACCGCACGGCAACACGAACTACGGTAAGGACTATTACCACGCTTACGAACATGGGATTATGCCACAGGGAGAAACACAGAGGACGCTTACAGGAAGCGGACCGGCTACATGGTATCATAACCACGATTCGGCAGGTATTGCAGACCTTAACGGCAACCTTTGGGAGTGGACCGGCGGATTACGCATTGTTGACGGAGAAATACAGATTATTCCTTACGGTAACTGCATGAAACTTGATTGTGATATGTCAGCAGAAAGTACCTTATGGAAAGCAATTATGCCGGACGGAAGATTGGTAGAGCCGGGAACGACAGGCACTTTAAAAATAGACCAAGTAAGTGCAAATGCTGGACTTAGAATCAACACAACGGTACAGTATCCTACAAGTGGGGAAGAATATAGAAAAATTCCGTTTAAAAACCTTACGGCAGCAAATGGCGTAAGTATTCCTAAACTGCTGATTGCATTAGGGGTATTCCCGGAAGAATCCGCAGCATACGGAAATGATAATATTTGGGTAAGAAACCACGGCGAAAGGTTGCCTATGCATGGGTCGGCGTTCAACTATACTTCCGATTCGGGGGCGTCTGCTCTTAACTTGCATTTTGTCCGTTCCGGCTCTTACTACAACGTAGGTTTCCGCTCCGCTTTTTGCGAACTGTAAACCAGCAAGGAAAGGCTAAAGCGTTCCATAGCGTCATACCGTGGCATATTGTCACATTACGACAGTTACGGACTATGCTAGAGACTTAACCAATTATTTATCAGAAGGGAATAGCGCAGATGTATATTGACAGTACAACAATTATAACCATTGCAAGCGTTTTAGGTGCATTATCCGCCATAGGTGCGGTTGCCTATAAGGCTATCAAGTGGTTTCAGCAGCAGGAAAAGCAGACAAAGGACATTGAAGAATTGAGGAAGCAGGAAAAGGAAGATATTAAGAGTATGGAAGATGAATTATGCTTACTTACATACGCTGTTCTTGCCTGCTTAAAAGGATTGAAAGAGCAGGGGTGCAACGGACCCGTGACGGAAGCAATCGGGAAAGTGGAAAAACATATAAACCAAAAGGCACATGGGAAGGATTAGGAGGGAAAAAAGAATATGAAATATCTGATATGCGGAATCCTTGGCGTAGTCCTTGGATTCTTTGTATTTTACCTGTTATTTAGGATTGCCAATAAAAACAGGCTTTATAAGAAGTTAAAGGCGGAGGGGAAAAGGAAAATACCTAAACCGAACTTCACGAAAGCCGTTTTAGTGGCAGTCCTTTTTACTTACTTTATAGGTCTGTATGTCGGTATCAAAGTGACGCTTATAGACTATGCACAATTCGGGGTTTTGGCTACCTATATAGCCACACCCACAACAACGGTTATTGCCTTGTATTGTTGGAAAGCCAAGGCGGAAAACATTATTAAAATCAAACAGGGATACCCCGAGGAAACAAAGGATATAACCATTGATTTAAACAATATAAACATTTAAGGAGGTAATGCGCTATGGCAAAAACAGTATCTATGGGATTTATCACGGACCAGGTAAACGGTATTAAGATAAATTCGGGGATTCGGTGCAACGCCGGGAATATAAATAACAACGCAAGCCGGAATGTAGCGTATGTGGTAATGCACTACACAGGCAACACCAAGGATACGGCAAAGGCGAACGCTACATATTTCAGCGGGGCGGGGCGTAATGCGTCCGCTCATCTATTTGTAGATGATTCAGAAATCTATCAGAGCGTGGAGTTAAGGGATACCGCCTGGCATTGTGGGGCGAAGTCCTACAAACATAACGCTTGCAGAAACGCAAACAGCATAGGCATTGAAATGTGTTGTACCGCAGGAAATTACAGAATTTCAGAAAAGACAAAGAAAAACGCAGCGTATTTGTGTGCGTTCCTTTGCAAAATGCTTGGAATTTCAGCAGGGGGCGTAGATACCTATGTATTAAGACATTATGACGTAACCGGGAAAAGTTGCCCGGCTCAAATGGTACAGAATCCGGCAGAGTGGCAGGATTTTAAAAATTTGGTTAAGTCTATTCTTGGGGGTACGGCAGCAAGCACCGGGGCAAAGCAGGACACCGCTAAAAGCACACAGAACAGCGGAGGTTCGATTAAAAAGGGAGATACCGTAACATTCACAGGCGGAGGGGTTTATAAGTCCTCTACGGCAGAATCGGCAACAACACAAAAGAATGTGACAAGCATTTGTGAGGTTACGGCGGTAAACCACAAAGGCACACACCCCTACCATTGCATTTCAAAGGACGGTAAGGGCGTTTACGGTTGGGTCAATGCGGATTCTGTTAATGGAGAACACAAGACAGCACAGAACGGCACAGGAAGTTATAAGGTCAAAGTAACGGCGGACGTTCTGAATGTGCGTAAAGGTCCGGGAACAAATTACGGAATAGCGACACAGGTAAAACAGGGCGAAGTATATACAATCGTGGCGGAGGAAAAGAATGGTAGCACCACTTGGGGAAAATTAAAGAGCGGTGCGGGTTATATAAGCCTTGGCTACACAAAGAGAGTATAGGAGGTACAAAATGGCAGTAACGGCAGCACAAGTTAAAAAGGTTGTCAAGGTTGCAAGTAGTATCATATACGCCCAAGAGGGCAATTACGACAGCGTAAATAAAAATGACAACAAGCACGGAATGAGTATAGGAAAATGCCAATGGAACGCATATTGGGGACGTGCATTACCGCTCTTGCAGACAATCGTAAACAAAGACAATGAACAGGCAAAAGAGATATTAGGGGAAACTCTGTATAATGAGATTGCTGGAAGTAGTGCGGGTGCATGGAATAAGCAGGAGAGGGCAGCAACCGAAGAGGAAGCAAAGGCAATTTCCGAACTACTTAGCACACCGCAGGGAAAAGAAGCACAGGACGATTTAGCGGACAATGATATTACAGCCTATGTAAAGAACGGCGTTAAAACCGGGATTGTATCCTTAAAGGCTCTTGCCTATTATGCTGACTTGGAAAACCAAGGGGGAAGCGGTGCAAGTAAGAGGATTGCTACGACCGCAGGAAATGACCTTGGAGGGGTCGAAAAGGTAGGACTTGAAGAAATACACGCCTACGCATTAAAAGATAGCGTAATGGGGCAATATGAAAGACGTAGGGACAAAGTATACAAAGCAGTAAAGGCAAGCAACTTAACGGACGTATCAGCAGAGAAACAGGATACACCAAAAAAGGACAAGTCGACCACACAGAATACGCCAACAACTGCACAGAATAGTGGGGATTCGCTGAAAAAAGGCGATATAGTAACATTCATAGGCGGAGGGGTTTATAAGTCCTCTACGTCGAAAGCAGTAGCCACACAAAAGGGCGAGGTAAGCAGGTGCAGAGTAACGGTTATCAATACCAAAGGCACACACCCATACCACTTAATTTCACAGGACGGTAAGGGCGTTTACGGTTGGGTCAATGGGGAATCCGTAAAAGAGGTATCTACAACCACACAGAACGCCCCTAAAATCATTTCAAAAGGCGACACGGTAACATTCACAGGCGGACCGGTCTATAAGTCCTCTATGGCAGCACAGGCAGCAAAACGGAAAGACGTAACAAGCACCTGTAAAGTAACGGCTATCAATATCAAAGGCACACACCCATACCACTTAATTTCACAGGACGGTAAGGGTGTTTATGGTTGGGTAGATAAAGAAGATGTAAAATAGACCGATTCGGATACAAAAACGGAGGTAAATTATGCAAATTATATCAGAATATTCAGTTGCTATTATTGGCGTTTTGGGGGCGTTGGCTTTTGCGGTATCCCTCATTACGGAACTGTTAAAGGATATGCCGGGAATAAAGAAACTGCCTACAAAGGCGTTTGTTATCCTTGTATCCTTAATCGTGACCGTGGCAGCGTTACTAATCTATATTGCATACGCCCATATAATGCTATTATGGTATTATGTGGTGCTGGCAGTATTTGCAGCTTTTGTTGTGGCGTATATCGCTATGTATGGGTGGGATACGTTGAAAGAATTAAAAGACAGATTTATTAAATAGCATACAGGCAGAAACCACAGACAACCCCCCGATGGCTATATCAGCTTTTGGGGGTTGTTTTTATGTGCGCCTAGCGGCGCACGTTTCCAATTTCCAAGGCCGGGTAGTGATTCTTGCGTGTTCCTCTTTTTTAACGGAATATTTAATTATATACTTCCGCAAGTATAATTTCAACCCGGCAAATTTAACAAATATACTTCCGTAAGTTTGTGTAAAATATATACTTCCGTAAAAAGAAAATGTGTGATATACTTACGGTAATAAAGCATAGGAGGTATAGCATGGAAGAAAAGAAAGTGGATACAAGGAACAACGGAAACGCAACGGCAGCCACTAGAGCAAAGAATAAATACAGGGATAAAACCTATGACAGAATGGAACTTGCATTGCCTAAAGGAATGAAAGCGGAGATAGTAGAGCGAGTAAGACAGGGCAAGGCAGATTCTAATAATGCTTATGTTGTGGCAGCAGTCAAGGAAAAAATGGAAAGAGAAAACTGA